CCGCACCAACGGCATCAAAACTGCTAGGCGTTGCACCAGTACTGAATCCTGCACCAAGTGGAGCAGCCTCAAAGCCAGCGCCAACACCCAATGCCTTCATAATCAGGCCATAGGCGATAATTGCTAACTGCTTTGCAATGATCTGTGCCGCCATATTCATAAAGTGCTCGGCAACGGACGACAGCATGTCTGCGATTGCTTGATCCGCACTCTTAGTGCCATTGATGACACTGGTAATTGCCGTACTGAACGCATTACCAAAAGCAGTAGCAGCCGCAGCGGCTTGATTTTGTTTGTCAAGTAATTTGTCCAGTTCTTGTTGCATTTGCACGCCTGGATCATTCTTACGTCGTTCTTCTTCTGCTTTTGCCAAGGCGTCTGCTGCATCCTTTTGATCTTCCAATGCTTTGACGCGCTTAAGATCTTGTATCAAGATGTCAGCACCATTGTCCTTAAACTTTTCTTGAATGTCTGCGATTTCATGCTGTAGCCTTACTTCATCTTCATTCCCGTTTAGGCGTGCTTCAGCGAGTTCTACTGCACGTTGTGAAGACTTCAAGGCATCAGCAAGTAACTCACCTTGCTTTTCAATTTCTGCTTTTGCTTTTGCTTCTTCCTGTAAATATTTTTGTGCATTTGAAATTCTGTCCTGCATAGCTTTTTGCAGGTTGTTGCCAGTTGGGCTAATAGTGTTTGTAGCAGTTAGTTGTTGCTGTTGTTGCTGTTGCTGTTGTTGTTGATTGTTTGACTTATACGGATTAAAGCCGCCCGCTGCTTCAAACAGTGCACGTTCTTGTGATGCGTAATTAGCGCCAAAGTTGCGCGGCCCTGCTTGGCTATCTACTACTTTTCCCGCGAGTTTATTGATTTGTTCAAGTGCAAACAAATACAGCCTTAACTGCGGCAAGGCAAAGAGGATTGTTTCCCTCAAAAACTCAATCCCTTTTCCAAACTCTATTGCCCCCAAACCGGCCTGCTCAGCGAGAATTCCGACCGCTTTAATAATTGTGTCTGCATCTTTCAGCCCTTTTTCTAAGCCTTTGACGCCCTCCGTAAGCAGGTTGACAGCATATGTCACTCCATCAATAAGTGATTGCGTGCTACCTAATGCTTCTTGAAAATCTCTCGTTGCTTCACTCAAGGAATCCAATGCACCTGCTAATCCTGCTGAACCAGCAGCTTCAGCAGCACCGCCATATTGTTTTTCAATCTCATTGAGGATCAGGTTCTGCGCTTCAAGTAACTGGCCTGATTCCTGTAGAACTTTGATCTGTTCCTTTTGCTGATCAGTAAACACCGTGCCACTGCGGGCCAAGTCCGTCACCCGCTTTGCTGGATCTTCCAGGGCTTTGGCTAGCTGGATTTGAGCACTTTTTAGGTCTTGACCAGTAATAGTCGCCAAGTCAGACGCAGCTTTTGTAACACGCTCATACGACTCAACGCCAATCCGCTGAAACGATGTCAGCAACGCAAACGCCTGCGTAGCGTCTTCTTGATCAAATAACGTGGTATTGCCAAACTTGTCCGCCGCAACCTGAAGACGCTCAAGATCTGATGCTGTAGCGCCAAGATTTCGTAAGCCATTCGTTAGCTTGGCTACGTCAACTTGCCGCTGACTAGCAACCTGCAAGCTGCGGTTAAAGAATGTGACTGCCCCATATAACGCAACAACTGGACCAAGAGTCGTGCGGAATGCAACACCCATACGTTGTATGTTGCCTGTGGCAGTACCAGCAGCTTTGCCTGTTGACACAAAACGATTGCTTGTATCACGTAATTTGCCGTTTGTTTTATTTACAGTTTGCTCAAGTTTTTTCGTCTCTGTATTTGTTTTTTTTAGCTGATCAACAGCTTGCGAAGCATTGACCCTAAGTTCAACGTTGGATACTCCCATAGCCGACCAGCAATGCCCCTATGTTACCGCCGCCGCATCTTGGCGCGATTTCTTGCCTTTTCTTCCCTCTCGCCTTTTACTTCGTAATACGCAGCAAAATGAACAAGCTCCGCATCGGTCAATTCCGTGCGTAACTTGCTCACTGTCATCCCAAGCTCGCAGGCCAGAAAAAACTCAAAGTAAAGCCAACTGTCCTGCGTCAGTCGTTTTTTGCTTCTTCCAGCTCAGCATCACCACCAACACCAAACAAGAACAGTTCAAGCTCGTTCAATACAGACTCAGGCAACTGTCGCTGTAGCTTAGCTGCATCAGCAGCAGCAAATGCCTTTGTGCCATCTTCAAGTTCAGCCATTTGACACAGCATCTGCGTGCTGATGTCAAGTGCTTCTTCTGTACCGGCAAGGCTTTGTGCTTTCTTACGATCAGCACGGGTGATCGGCTTGAAATACAGATCGACAACCTTTTGGCCGTCTGCATTCTTCATTTCAAACTTGCGGCGCTGGTTAAGATCAAAAGCCTCAACCAGCAGGTCAACGGTCCGAGCCATTAAAAAATTATCCTTGATGCTCAAACTATAGCCTAATTACTCCAGGTTGGAAGTAATCGTGCCGCTGGTAATGAAGCTGCAGGAAACAATGACCAGCTCACCAACCGTGGAAGTGATTTCCATGTCGGTGATGATGCCAGCAAAGCTCACAGAGTCAGTGCCAGTAGTCGTGCCAGTGGTGAATAGCTCAAATGTAGCGTCTGCAGTGTCAGCAGTGGTGACTACATCTTCAATAAAACCGGCTTGACCAGTGGCATCAGGGTCATAAACCAGTTCAACGGTGCCAGAGCCAGACACCATGCTGCCAACAAAACTACGGAAGGTATCACCATGCTTGCTGGTGTCCAACGTTTCCTTGGTGATTGTCAGGCTCCAACTACGGGTGCCGACAATTGTGGCGTTGCTGGAGCCTGCGGCATCAAATTGAACAGTACCCTGTTCACCGCGAAGAGTAGCCATGGTCAGAGTTCCTCGATAAATTCAAAGGTCACACGGACCTGTGTTTGGAAGTAGCCTTCAGGTGATGCGGACACCACTTCAGGGCCAATGGGTGCATCGAAGTAAACCCCCGACACTATGACTCGATTATACAGGTCACGAATCCGTTTGCCTATCGTATAGTTTGCGCCAGCACCAACACCGGCAGGTGTGAAGATATTCACGACGATAATGCCGACGATCCGATTTTGAGAATCAGATGTTAAACCTTGGCTTAGATATTCATTCGCCCCAAAACTCAACAAGCATTGCACCCAAGATGAATTAGGCGTCGGTGCGTAGGAGACGTTGTTAAAGACGACCGGAATGGCAGGACTCAATGCAAGCTCGGTGGCAAGCCTAGATTCAATCGTTGCGCGAACAGTGTTGAGATCTGCTGCTGCCATTAGCCTCGCCGCTTGATTTGCTCATAAGCTGATCGTACATAGGCTTGCATTTGCTTGCCGATAAGATCAACCCAGCCTGCATCTGCTTGCGGGCTATGACCATTTGCCAATGGCTCTGCATATGGCAAGTTGTTGTGAATGCTGTAATAGTTGCCGAGCTTTTCCTGTCCTGCAATGTAGTTTGATCCTTTAAGTGATGCTGGCGTTCCCTTGTAATCACCTGGTGGTGCTGGTGTGCTGTTTGCATTGTTCTCGCCAACCTGCCAGCTTGCGCGGAACCTGCCAGTATCCACAGGACTCGCAGTCTTTAATTTGCCGTCTGCTTCAAGTACCGTCGCACGCAGCAATTGCTCAACCTGACCTTCCATGTAGCTACCGATTTGCGCTAGCTTGATTTCTTTTGCCATCATCAAGCCCTCAAAAACAACTGATACACAATCGCTTGGTTGGCCTGCTCCACCGTTTCAATACGCACAATCTGATGCGTCACACTGCTGATCAGCACCTTGTCATCAACTCCAGGTACTGCAGACAATGCTGACGCTGCAACCGTTAGCTTCTTGTCATCACCACGCACAAGGTCATTTACCTCCGCTGCATTCACGTCTTCCAATACGCCTTTGACTGTTTCAGTCGTAATCGTTTCAGTCGCTGAACCTGTTGTCGGATTGTAAGTCCCAAGCGAGACAGATTGAATCGTGATGTCACCACCAAACTTGCCGATGGCTTTGTTGGCAACCTTTCGCAGTGAATCAGCAAGTGCCATCAGACTCGGTAGGCGATACAAGCACCATTCTG